CAGCAGTAAATCGCATAACTACACGTACATTTTGTGAGCCGTCCAAATCACCCATATCCAAGACACGGCACTCATTCATCTCATTCATCAAACCTGTCGCAAAAAACAAGTTTGAAGTTTGAGAAAGTAAAGCAGTGTTAGAAGCAAGTCCGTTAGCTAAGAATATTTTAACACCGTCAAAATACAAGTCATTCAATACTTGGTTAGTTCCTTTGTTTTCGTAACCGTTAGCACCTACACCAGCAGCAGCAAAACCACCCAATGCACGAACGTAAGCTCTGTAAATGTTGTTAGAAACATAAAGAGTTAAATCTTCTTTTCCGTACAAAGCAGCAGGTAAAGCATCAACGATAGAACCTAATTGTGCAATAACGTTTGTAGCATCAACAGTAGTACCAGCAATTTCTTGTGCAGCTGGTAAAGCAGCATCAGTAGTTAATTGTGTCATGATACCAGCAAATTGTCCAGCTGTTGCGTTAACACCTCTCCAAATTGAAGTCTCCATTCCAGCAGCAACTTTCTCAGCAGCGTGTGCGATTAAGAAATCAGCGAATGATTTTGGCAATACATCGAACGCAGAATAACCCATTTGGATAGCATCCCAGTCAGCTCTAAAGTCAGACTTACATAATTGTAGGTTAACTTGGAAAGACTCAGGCTGTAAAATTCTTTCTGTTAAAGTTACAGTCGAAGTTGGGTCAAAGTCGCAAGTAGCGTTTTTGATGATGTCATCAGTAGCTACTCTTTTGATAACTTGCTTGTATTTAACGTTAGGCATGATAGTAATTCCGCCTTTTTCTAAGGTTGGAGCAGACAATAAAGCTGCAGCAATATACTTACCTGCGAATTCTCCAGCGTAAGTAGTTGTAATTGATTGTGTTGTACTCATTTTATGAATTTTTTAAATTATTTATACTACTGTTAATGTAATTGCTCCAGCAGCAGTTCCCAATCCGAAAACATACCAGTTAGAACCGTCACCATGTAATTCTACGAAGTCACCGATTGTGTCAGCAGAAGCTGAAAATGTAATCGTGTTTTCGTCTGCTCCCGGTACGTTAACGCTGTTCACGATAACACCACCTTGAATTTTGTTTGAAGCTGCTTTAATAGTCCATGCAGTAGTAGCGAATAATGCACCAACTACAAACTTATAAGATTGACCAGCTCCGTCAGCAACAGCAGGAAGTGTAATTTGCGCACCTGCAGCAGCGTTAAGAATAAATACTTTACCGCTATCTTCAGCAGTTAAAGTTGTTGCACCTGTCAATGTTTCAACTACGCCTACTTGACGTAAAACATCGTTAGATACTGATGTGAATGTTGTACTCATTTTTTTTTGTTTTTTAAATTATTACTTATTTAGTTTATTTAATACTGAATCCATAATTGTGCGACTTCTTTTAGTTGCAAATTTTACGGCTTCAACTTTATTCTCGTTTTCAGGGTTAAAAGAAATTGGTTTAATTTCTTCGTCGGATGAAAGTTCAACTTCTTCTTTAACCTCTTTTAATTTGCTTAATTCAGCTTTTAAAGTTTCGTTTTCTTCTTTTAGTTTTTCTATTTCAGAAAAGAAAGTTTCTTTAACTACTGATTCGATAGTTTTCTTAGCAGTTGGTTTTGAAGTTTCCATTTCTTCCTTTTTCTCGGTTTCAACTTCTACCTCAGCCTCTGGCTCTTCAACTTCTTTTTCTTTAACTTCGGAAATAACACCCTCTTCTACAACGATCAACATACGTCCATCTTCGAACTCATATTCACCTATCGGCAAAGGAATTTTTTGTTCGTCTTCCGTTACGATAAATACTTCGTTACCTGCTTCGAATGAGTCTGCTTCTAAGATAGTTACTCCATCCATTAATTTCATTTGCTCAAGTTTTACTTCCATACCGAGCAAAGTTTTGATTTGGTTTATTAAGCTATTTTTCATTTTTATTTATATTAAAGGTTTTTAATATTAGCGTCAATAGCATTTGCCAATTTAAACAAATTAGCAGCTTTTGTTTTTATTCCTTTTGCAAATCCCGGTAAATTAGTAACAGATGCTGGAGCTTGCAATCCTAATGCTTTGGCTTCGGTAATTGTGCTATTTGCATCTTTAATAAAAGTTTCAGAAAGTACATTTAAAGATTTCCCTAAATTGTTTAAGCCAAGTTTTGCATCGTTTATAGCTTTTACATATCTTGAAGCTTCATTTGATTTAGCTAATAAATCAGCGTATTGTTTTTCAATTTCTTGAACTGATTTAAACATTGCCAATTCAACTTCGTGTTTTTCCAATTCCACTTGATTAGAAAATAGTTTTTCGTAAACTGCTTTTTGTGTGTTCATTTTTATAACGTTTAACTTATTAACTTTTAAATTTATACTTGTTCCTTTTTTATCCGTTTTGACGTACTATCGTTCTCACTCCGTTTATTTCTGTAATCGTTACATTTTGTGGCGTTACACTCGCTGTTTTGCCTATCCCTTGAGCTTGTAAACTACCGTCGCAACATTCCTTAGAGTATTTTCCGTCTTTACATAAACAACCTCTTTTGCCACCGCGAGGACTTACTTTGCTTAGTGTTTTTTCTGCCATGTTATTTATTTCTGATTTGTTCTAACTTTCTTTGCGCCCACTCAACTCCAGCATCGCCACCCCATGCAAGCCACATTAAACGACCGCAACCATCACCTAACTCCTTTTGTGAACTTTGTCTATGTCGCTCAAAACTTGCCATTCGTGAAATTGTATCTTCGCTGATATTTTCTCCGTTTGCTAATTGGTTTGCTCTTGCTTTTCCTACGGGCGTACCACAATCACCCCACCCATTTTCTTCAGCGTATCGTAAAGCTATCTTTGCGTTTTCAGTTGCTTCTTTTGGATAGTCATTATAAGTTTCTAAATTGTATTGTTCGTCTTTTAGTATTAAATCACGAATAGCATTTATCAATCTATCCTCTTCGGTTTCTTGTAAACTCATTTCGTATTTGTCAACAAAGTACCCCTCAATGCTGAATCCTTTTACTTCACCAGCTTTTACCTTGTTCCAAATCTCATCGTTGTTTACTTTCATTGAAATCATCCACGTTCCTTTCGGTAAATTGAATCCGTATTTTGCTGACTTGTCTTGTTTCTCATCTTCTATTATCCAGCTTTCAACAACTGACATACCGTCTAACATTTTCTTTTCATGTTCTAACGTGGCGTTGTTTTGGTTGGCTCTCATTAAGAATAACTCCGATGCTTTGCGTACTGTTTCCTCACTAAAATAAATATAGAACTCTTTGTCTCCGTTTTTACGGTAAATCTGTTTGTTAGGAACTAAAGCCGCACCCATTAAAATGCGTTTCTCTCCGTCAACTTCTTTAAGTTCTACTTCGTGTTTTTTTAAGGCTACAAAATTCTCTTCGATTGCTGGGCTTTCAACAACTGAAACCGCATTGATACCGCTTTCGATTTTATTCTCATCAATTAGCAGTTCTATAATTTCCATCTTTGCCATAACTATCTAACTTATAATGTTGCGTTTTGTACTCTATTTCTATCTAATGACTGAGCCGAAGTAACCTCACCACTTACAACATACGCCTTTGTTGGCTGTTGCTGTAATGTTGCTAATTGATTTACGCCACTTGTTCCGATAGTTTGAAATTGAGGTGGCATAGCACCACCACCAGCACCACCGCCCCCACCACTTGGGTTTGGAGATGGAGGAGGGCTTCCCCCACCCAAAGTTTTTAAAGCTTTTGCAGTTGCTGCAATATTAGCAGCGATTCCAATACCTGTTGAAATATTATTCATGGCTATAATTGGAGCCGCAGTTCCAGGAACTAAAATATTTGCAGGCGAAGCTAAAGCCCCTGCGTTTGCTATTTTATTTGAAATAATCATTTTTGCAATGCCTATTGCGCTTTCTGCAATTACAGCCGCTTTTTGTACTCCTTTTTGTTTTTCAAATACACTCGCGATTAATTGAACGCCTTGTAATGCCGTGTCTAAACCTTGTTGTTGAATAGCTGCTTTCTGTTGTTGAACTGCTAAAGCGGCTTGTATTTCTTTTTCAGCTGCTTCTTTATCCTTAGCCTCTTTTTCTTTTCGGTATTTGTCCTCGATTAAACCTAAATCAATTTTTTGTTGTTCAGTAAGTTGCTTTTCAAGTTCAGCGTTTCCATTGGCTACTGCAAATTTATCCTCATAAGATTTTACTAAGTCTGCAATCTCTTTTTCTTGTTGTGTTTGATTTAAAGATTCTTGCAATTCAAATTGTTGATCCTCTAAAGCAATTCGTTTTTCGTTGGCTTCTTTAATAGCTGCTTGTTCTTTTTGTCGCGCTTCCTCTTTTTGTTTATAATCAATCTCTTGGTATTTTAAACGGACTCCATTCAATTCGTTTGCTTGTGCTATTTCAAGTTGTGAGGTGTCTTTTCCGTGTTTTTGAAACAATGCAATTTGTTCTTTATATTTTTCTGTAATTGCATACTCTTCATTTTCTTGGTCTGTTCTTAACCTTGCAGCATTTTGCTCCTTAGCTTGTTTGTTAAATTCTTGAATTTGTTTTAATTCATTTTGTATTGCTTCCTTTTGAGCATCATAAGAACTCTTGGCCGCATCTTTTTTATCCTTTATTTCTTGCGTTTGTTCTTGTTTTATTTCAACGCGTTGCTGTCTTTTTAAATCAATTAATTCAATTTTTTCTTTTACAGCGATTTCACGCATTTCCTTTGCTGATTCTCCAGCTTTTTTAACAAGCTCACTTTGTTTTTTTATAACCTCTTCATCAGCACCATTCGCCCTCATTGACATTAAAATATCTTGTTCACGCAAATATGTTGATTTGGCTAATTCTTTGTTTTTATTAGCTAATGCCAATTCTTCCTCAGCATGTTTTATTGCCAACTTTCGCAACTCTTCTGCGCTCGCTCCAGATGCTTTGGCATAATCCTCTTGAAATTTATTTGTTTTCTCTAATCGTGTTGCTGAATTCTTTAAAGCTTCATTCTGTTTATCTAATGCTTTGTTGTGATTTTTAACTGATTGTGACGCTCTCT